GCGTACCAACTGTAAGTAAGAATACCTGCTAAATACTCTATAAATCTACTATAAATACCGCTAATAGAATAAAAATAATTTGATAAATTTCTTAAAAAAACTGTATCTCCTTCTTCTAAAGCTCGAATAATACTATCTTTATCTACATAAGTAGTACGATACTTGGATCTTTTAAATTTATCTAATTCAAGAACTGCATTATCAGCAACAGAAATTCCTCTAACTAATTTTCCAAAATCTAAAGAAGTCATTTGTCGTGATGTACCATGTTGTCTTATTGAACTCACCTCCTATTTTAATATCTCAAGTCTTCTGCTTTATTAAATAAATAATCAAAACTTAATTCTTCATATTCCCAAAATGGAACTGTTATTAAAATATAATTATGTTTATAACAATATTCTCTTTTCTTTTGATCGTTATATTTTTGAGTATGTAGACTTGCTTGTCCTCCAAAATGTTTTACACTTGTATAATGTTGCGCCCCTTGAAATTCAATTAAAAAGTCAATCTCTCCATCATCATCAAATACTGCAAAATCAAACCGAAGAGGCCTTCCACTAGAACTTATCAAATCAGGAAAAATATATTCTCTCTCGAATTTTATTTGATTCATTTTTAAAATTTCTTCTATTTTTATTTCCCCACGGCTCATATTATTTTCCTCCATGAGAATAAAACATAAAATCTTCTATTCTACCATGTTTTTTCTTTTTTGCTTGATCTTCTAGCATTTTTATATAGTATAAACCATATTCAAAAGAAGAAAATTTATCTCGTTTTATTTTTTTATTAACAGATTCTAAAACTAAATATTTTCCTTCTCTTTTTTCCACCAAATTTAACATTTCTTCTCTTAATATTGAAGTTAAAGTAAATGGTTTCAAGTAATTTGCCCTTTGTACTGCAGAAGCTGCATTTCCCACTTTAGTAGATAAAAATTTAGCCTTAGCTGCACGCTCATCAATTAAAAATTTTACTTTTCCTGAACTAATTTGACTCAATACATTAGTATGAGCCTCTGTATTGATTTCTGCATTAGCTTTAATTATATATACAACATCTTTCTCAGTATCAGAAGTAATAAAATTTCTGTATAAATTATCTGGATCATTGATGATACCAAAAGGAGGATAAGCTTCTCCTGTAATTTCATCAACAGAAGGGACAACCATAAAATCAATTAAACCAATCCCTAATCCATTCCCATCTATAACTATCGCTTGAGGATTATATTTATAATATAATCTTTTTATTTTTATGGCTTGAAGTCCAAAATGTTCTTCATCAAAAGAATAAGAATTAACTAAATTCTTAAAAGCTAATCCTTTTACTTGTGGGACTACTTTAAATACCATAATTGAACTTTGACATCCTATTCTGCCAACATCAACAGATAAAATATAATAGCTTTTAATAGTGGTTCTACCACTAAACTCATATTCTGGTTGTTTTAAAACTCTATGTTTATCAAATAATTCTGGTTTGAAAAAAGCATCTTCAACACTTCCAGACCATTCAGATTCATACTCTCTTGAAAAAGAATTTTCATTAAAAGTACCATCCATTTTTAGATCTTTTACAAAATTTCTATCTAAAAGTTTATGCATGACAGGGATACGAAACGTTCCTCCAAAAATAAAAGCAGATTCTGGCTTAACAATTTGCCAAATTAATAATTGTAATAATTTATCATAACTAAAACTATTTTTATAACCCGCAGTTGTTACATATACTTGTGACTTATTTAAACTTTCCTTATCATCTACAAAACCATTTTTTGTTCTTCTTGAAACATTCATTAATGGTAAAATAATTTCATTTAATCTTTGTCCATCTATTAAGATGACTTCTTCAATTAAACCTCCATGACGTCTTCCACCACGAGTACTCTCTCTAGCTGCAACAACATCTAATCTAGAACCATTTTTAAATTGAACTCTAACATAATCCTTACCATAAAGAGACTTTCTTTCATTAATTTCATTTTTAAGAGCAGGGATCAATTCTTTAAGTTCTTCGATTTTTTCTTTTGCGATTGATGCACCTTGCTCTTTAGTCCCAGATACAATAAATAATTTAGCTCCAGGATATAAAATACATCTAATAATTAAAACTAATACGGCAAGAAAAGATTTTGAGAACGCTCGAGGGAAAGTTCCATAACAATATTTATGACGAATTGCTGCGCGCAGAAATACTCTTTGATAAAAAAATAATTTAAAACTGGAATCTGGAGGAAGAAGTGTATCAATAAAAATATCTGGATATTCTCTCCAAAAAGAAATGTACTTCTCAAAGGTAGGCAGGATTTCTTTAATTCTTTCTTCTGACATACCAATTTTTTGATTACTTGTTCTAGTAATATTTAAATTTTGTAAAAGCGCATCACTCATACGATATTTATTATCTGATAATATATTTTTTAATTCTGGACTATATTCATATTTTAAAATATCAACGGTCAATTAAATCACCACTTTTTTTCAACATTTCTTCATCTAATATTTCTTCTTCTTCAATAAGTTGATTATAGTCTTCAAAATCTTCATCTTTTAAGAACATTTCATTCTCTTTCTCAGAGATAATAATAATTCCATCTTCTTCGCTTTCTTCAAGTACACCTTCTTCTCTATTTTCCTCTTGCTGCATTTTTTGTAAATAAATTTCAATCATATTTCCTAAATTCATTTCATTCATTACTAATTTTCTTAAATATCCATTCATATCATTTAAAGTAATATCAACAACATCTTGTCGTTCTATATGATATTTAGGAATAAATCCTTTTTCTTCACACATAGCAACAATAATACCAACAGAGTCAGTATAATCACTTGATAATTCTTTATTCTGAGCCGCAGTAAATTTAGCAGATTTCATCAAAAGATCATATACTTTAGTCATTTTTTGGAAACCATCAATATCATTACATTCTAAAGCTTGATCAATTTTTAAAGAAACTCTACAAATTTTTAATAGATAATCTATATGAGAAGCAGTTCTAATATCATAAGATTCCATCATTTCATTATATAATTTTTCTAATTTAATACATTCTAAAATACTATAAGTTTTACCCCATTTAGTTAATAAATATTGTTTATCTTCTTTTGTTAAATTATCGTCAAAAGATAAATATTCACTTGGGTCAAATAATTCTTCAGGTTTTTTTAGTAGTTCTCTTATTTCATCTTCTGATAAAACACTTAAATCTAAACCCAACTCTTGGATATTACCAATAACTTCTCCATTGTCTAATGCATCTCTATATCTATTTATCTGCGCTAATTTTTCTGATTTTTCCTGTAAACGCTTCATTTCTTCTGCTTCAACAAACTTTTCAGTATCAATAAACTTATATTTACCAAATTGTTTTAATTTCATTTTAGCAATATATCTACCAAAAATCGCAGTAGAGGTAGTTTTTGGGTTATTCCCATGTTTATCAACAATAGTATCCCATTCAGATTTAATATAAGGAACATCTATTTTTTCTAATAAAGATAAAAAACTTGAAGGCTCATAAATATTTAAATGCATAGTAAAACATTTTTTACATTCGTCAACCCACCCTCCAGGATAAAGATCAGTGCGTCTAGAAGTATAAAAATTTTGCTCTTTCTGCATTGGTTTATTGCATTTTTTACAAACAATTTCTTCTTTAACTTTGCCTTCTAACATATTTCTCCTCCTATAATTCTTCTGCTTTTGAAGCTATTTTAGATCTATAAATATTAGGAAGATAAATAAAACTAAAATAATTTTCTTTTTCTCCAGTAAAAACACTTAAAATTCTTAATAAACCATTATTTTCATTTGCAAAAGAATATTTGTCAACTTGCGTAAAGGGGTCACCTTCAATTATAATTTTAGAGCCCTCCGCGCATCTTTGAATTGCTAATTTTATTAAATCTTTTGATAAATTTTGAGCTTCTGTAATATACATAATATCCCCTTCGGGGATTTCAATTCCTCTTATATCAGATAAAGGGTAAATATTAATTAACTCTGCATCAATGAGATTTAATACTTCATTTTGACTTCCTATTTTATTTTTTAATATTCCACCGATAAAATTTTGTAATAATTTATCATTCCGATCTCCAGGATAAAAACCTAATTCTTCTGAGTTCCTGGTTTTAACAGGATTAATAAAAATATGAACTTTTTTATTATTAGTTTTTATTTCTTTTAAACAATAAGCAAAAGAAAGTAAAGTTTTCCCCGTCCCCACTGGTCCAACAATTACAGTAAATTCATCTTTATATAAAGAATAGATCGCGCAACTTTGATAAATATCTTTTGGTTTAACTTCAAATAAATAATTTTTTATTTTTTTATTTAAGGGTACAGAGTCCCAAGTATCATGTCCTATATATCTAAATACTCCTAATATATCATTTGTAATATAATCTTGGATAGATAGAAATTGACCAATTGGAACACCAAAAATATTATTTTTATCTTCTAAAAAATCTAAAAATTCTTCATTGCTCATAAATTCTTCGTGAATATAATGTTTAATATTTACTGGTTCTTTATATGAAATTGCAATAATTCCTCTAGCTCCTGCTTTAAGCTTCATACTAAGATCATTAGAAATTAATTTAGCAGAAGGGTAAATTTGAAAATAAGAAATAATAATATCATCAATTTTTTGATTATTATTAATTATATTAGAATAAATAAAATCAAATTTTTCTTTATTTTCTTCTATATTTTTAATTGCTCTTCTTGCTTGATATCCTTTTTCTCCAGGTGCAGTTTTTAAATTATCTAATTCAGACAAAACTTCATAAGGTATTTTAACATCTTTATATTCTTTTAAAAAATTATTTAAAGAAGCTAAAGACATTAAAACATTTGTATCTACAATATACAAATTATTCAACACCCCTCTTTTTTTTACGGCAATCTTTACAAATACTATAAAAACCATTTTTATTACTACTATTCTTTGAAAAAAATTTAGAGTGTAATAACTTAATTTGTCCACAGCGGTTACATTTTTTCCATTTTCCTATTTCTATATTAGTATAATACCATAAAAGATGTTGAATCTCAAAATCATTTGCTATAATTTTAGGAATTTTATTATTAAATAAAGTTGATATGTATTCAATTGAATAAGTTTTATCATATTTCTCTAATAACATCTCTTGAATTACTAAATTATTTAATCCATCAATCTTCCAAATCATAATATCATATAAAATAGGATATTTTACTTCTAATCCTTGCTTAATAATATTATCTAAATCAATTAAAATCCAATGTAAATTATTATCTAACTCATAATAAACTTTAGTTTTCAAACGAGAATAATTTTTTAATAATCCAGCAATATGATCTTTTTTTGTTAAATCTAAAATATGATCCCAATCTACATTAACTCTTTGTGGAGGTAAAATTTTTGTAAATTGTATTGGTCTTCTATAAGAATTTTTAATTAAATATTGTGTTTGAGATAAATCAATTATCGCTTGTTGAATAATATAATTTTTATCAGGAATTAATCTAAGTATAGAAATACCTTCGCGCAGTTCTTGAAGAAAAGGTATTTCCACAAGGTCTTTTCTAGTAATTTTAACACTTGGAGATAATATTTTATTTTTATTTCCTTCTCTATTCATTAATTGGTAAACGCCATCTTCCCCATGCTCAAATTTGGAAGTCAATCTTTGGAGAGATGTCTCTCTTTTGTTAATAGTAGATAATCTATTTTGAGTTAAAATTTTTTTGGCTTTTTTTTCTTCTTTTTCTGCTATATCAATTAAATAATCAGCTAAAACTTCTAAATTTCTAGGAGAGAGTTCGTTTACATGTTCATTGCAAATTTGATTAACAATTTGTTTTCTTTCTTCCAAATCGGTAATCTTGTAGTTTAGTTTTAAATTCAACTGTATCACTCCTTACAAATATTATAAAATATTTTTTAAAGAAAGTCAAATTTTATTGGACGATTCTGTTTAATTTTGTTATAATATTTATATAAAAAAATCTTGAAAAAAATAAAAAAGGAAGTATATTTAATGTATAGAGATGTAAAAAAAGAAACTATACAAAAGTTAATATCAGAAGCTTTTAATAAAGAACAACCTCTAAAAGAAAAAATTATTGAAACAAGTGAAGAAGATATTATAATTTATCTACAAGAACAACTTATAATAGCAGAAGGATTTATTAAAAAATTTGGACAATTTATAGCTATATGGAAAGCTTACGAAGAAAGAGTCATTACAAATAAGAATAACATTAGTAAAGAAATGGGAGATTTAATTTTAATTACAAGAGATGTATTAGCTCAAGCATTGATCGAAGAATATGGCGATTGTGTTATTTGTGCAGAAATTGATAAATGTGAAAATGCTACTTTTTAATAGAGAGGTTATAAAATGAAATTAAAAATTTTATTAAGTATCTTAGAAGATAAGGTAAAACTAGAAACAATAGTAAAAAAACAAAATAAAGAGTTAAAAATATTAAAAAATTTTTTATATCGAGCTTCTGCAATTGTTAATTTAGCAGAAGAAACAGAAAATTCAAATTTAGCTTTTACCTTGAATTTATTATCTATTGAAATCTCTGAAGCAATTGAAAAATTACAAGAAATAAAAGGAAGAAGCCTCCATGATTCATATTCATTTGAAAAGTAATAAAACAATAGAAACTAATGCGCAACTTCCATGGATAATCAATGAATTAAATAAAGAAACTCCATATTTCTTTGACCTTTCTGGTAGTGTTTTTAATTCAAAAGGTGATAAAATTTTTGAAAGATCAACTATTTATATTAATAAATCAGAAGTTGATTTAGTAAGATTTATATCAAAAATACAAGAAGAATAAAAAAGAAGGAGGCCTTCGCGCGTTGAAAATATATACTTCTTATTTTGGAAATTTAAAAAATATTCCTTTAGTTCTTACTCCAATATCTATTGCGGGGAAAAAACCAGATTGGTTTGAAGGAAAAGAATATAAATCTCTAGCTCCAAAATATTGGTTCTTTCAACAATATAAATCAGGAGAAATAAGTGATCAAATTTATACATTTTATTATCAACAAGAGGTATTAAAAAAATTAAACCCTGTTATCGTGCGCGAACATCTCGCCTCTTTAAGTAAAAATTCTGACATTGTTCTTTTATGTTATGAAAAACCTCTTGAATTTTGTCATCGACATCTAGCCGCAAGATGGTTAGGGGAAGATGTTGATGAATTCTGTATACAATTTGGAAAATTTAATGAAGAGAACGCGCATTGCATTTCTTGTAATAGAAAAGATTCACAAGTTTATTATGAGTGTAAAAGGAGAAAAAATAGATGATTGTAAATATATCAATCATAGGGTGTGACGATACAACTAATTTCCGATATGAAATGAATAGAGATGAATATGAATTTTTAAATCGCATAGCGAAAAAATCAAAAGAAATATCAAGCTATAGTTGTCAACCTGTTATTATGTTAAAAATTATTAAAGGAGAAGAAGAATCAATAATTAGAACAAAGACTTTAAAAGATCATCTTTGTATTGTTTGTTCTAATGAAATTTCTACTTGTAAATCAGATTATGTCGAATTCGGAACTGGGAAAGGATATAATAATATTATAGCTTGTAATAATTTTAGAGGGAAATAAAATATAAATCCTTTAAATAAAATAATTAATATAACAAAAATCCATAAAAATTATATTTTAAATATAATTTAACTTTAATAATTGTTAAACTAAATAAGGAGGGGAAAAATGCTCAGACTTGAATTAGCAATTAAATTACATGACGCTGGATTAAAATGGGTTCCAAATTTAGGAGATTGGTATGAGGTGATATGGGAAGGCGAAGGCGGAGGGTCGGAAATATGGAATACTTGCGATCGTGACCCTGATTTTAATAATTTAGATGAAAGTAATATATGGTATCCAAGATTAGATAATCTTCTAAAAGAAATTGAAAGTAGAGGATATTTATGGAGATTAGAAAAACCAATAAAAGAAAATAAATATATATATGAATTAATGTTTAAAGGAATGAATAAATTATTTTTTGGCGATAATCCTATTGAAGTAACAGCACAAGCATTATTATGGATATTAGAGGAAAGATAAAATGAGTGAACGTACATATACTTTTGCTGATAATAAATTATATGCTGGAAGTTATGTAATGAGTTGTCTTAGTGGTATAGTAGAAAATTATAATTGGCAAAAAGATAAGATAATTAAATTAGAGATTGAATTAGAACAATATAAATGGATTATTAAACGACTAAGAATTGGAGATTATGAAGGTGCGAGAGATGAATTATTAAGACAGGAGAGCCAAAAATGAATGAGGTATTAGGTTTAACCGCAGAAGAGTGGAAAAATATGTATCATATCGCTGCAGATAGAGCGGATAAAGCTGAAGAAAAAGTAAAACAATTACAAACAGTAGTTAAAATTGCAAAAGCAGTATTTTACACTAATGGTATGAGCCAAATATTATTAGATGAATTAGGTAAAGTTTTAAAAGAATTGGATAAGGAGGAATAAAGATGAATCCTTATGTTTGCCCAGTATGTGGAGGTAACGGTTTAGTAAATCAAGGTTTTTATAATCAAACAAGCGGTCAATGGTCAACATCTACTACATTGCCAGAAACGTGCAGAACGTGCGGGGGGACGGGCATAGTATGGGGGCCCACTCAATTATTACCTCAAACTTATACTAAACCAGATAAGGAGAATGAAAGATGAGAGACTTAGCAAAAGTTTTAAGTAATATTAAGATATTTGGATATGATGAAGACTTTGTTGCTGTCTGTGACGGGCGCAACGGCATGCTGTCTTTCCCATTAGCCTTATTTTATGAAGCCTTAGAGAGGGCAATCAAGGCCGAAGACAGAGTTGAAACCTTGCAGATTGTAGCAAAAGAGAATTACCGTATGTATGAAAATACTCTTAATGAAGTGGAAAAATGGCACAATGAGTACAAAGCCTTTCGGGATGCCAGTGATGTGTGGCGAAAGATTGCTGTAGATAAAAATGACGAAAACGCCAAACTCCGCAAGGTAGCAGAGGCGGCACGGGGTTTATTTTTAGACGAAGGCTGGTATCTTTGTAGCGAAATTGGGGACGGTATAGACCGATTAGAACAAGCCCTTGCCGAGCTAGATAAGGAGGGCGAGAGATGAGGGACGATATGTTTTGGGGGGTAGTTTTATACGGTGTGTTTTTGGGGATTGTCGGGACTTTAGTTATTCCTTTAGTTATTCAGTATTTAGCACACCATGTTGTATGGGTTTGGTAGGGAGGGCGAGAGATGAGGGATTTGCAGAAAGACTTGGAAGAATGGATAACTGATCATGATATTGGCGCACACGGTGAGTGGTTTTATATGATCGGGGAATATATCGAGCGGGCAATCAAGGCCGAGGCTGAGATCGAGCAGTTACAAACCGAGAACGCCAAACTCCGTAAGGTGGCTGAGGTGGAGCGATACAAGCTAATGGTTAAGTCCATAACTGGAGGATTAGACGAGACGATAGAAACAGTCTATTATCTAGAAAAAATTATTGACGGGTTAAATGTTGATTTGCGGATTGTAGCAACTATAGAAAGGAGTTTATCGGATGTGGATTAGAAGTCAGAACGGATTTATATTAGCGGATTGCTTGGCATTTAAGATGTCAGATGATTTCCAATATACCTGTATATGGGGAATAATACCTGGAAGCAAAGAAATGGCATTAGGCAGATACACCAT